ACTACCCGGTGATTTCGCTGATATTCAGGTCTGGAATCGCCTCGGACCAGACGATTTCCTCGTGGTCCCGCTGGTAGTTTTTGGTCATGCCCTCGCTCGCGTGCCCCGCAATTTTTTGCCCATCCTTTCCGGCTTTCTTGTACAGGTGCAGCGACAGTGCCCGCACTTCATGAAAGCCCGGCATCTCCTCTTCCTTCCATCCCTTGTAGCATTCCGCCGCCTCCCGGGCTTCCTTGAACGCTCGAGTCAAATACCTCTCTTCAACCTTCGTCCAGTGGTCCTTGGTCTGCGCCTGCTTCTGTTTCAGGCGATCCGGCTTCCTATGCACCAGGTACGGCGAGACGACGTCGTCACGGCACTTGCTGATCACAGCCTGCAACTCGGGCGTCACGCGAAATCGAATCCATGCAGCATCACTGGCCTTGGCGGTTTTCTTCTGCACCACGTACAGATGGCCTTCTCGAACACCATCGAACCGCATGTCCAGGATGTCCGTCCGGCGCTGGGCGGTGATTAGGGCCAAGTCGATTGCGTTCTGTAGCCAGGCAGGCGACTTTTCTCGGATGGCCTTAAGCCCCTCGATCGTGTGACGCTTGCGCAGTTTCTTCTCGATGCGGTTTATCGTGCTCGCTGCCGGATTGTCTGGGCATAGGCCCTTGGCCGCCGCGTGGTTGAAGATGTCAGTCAGCAGCGCGCGGCACTGGTTAGCCGTGCGCGGGGTTAGTGCGTCCAGCATCTCCGCGACCATGCGTATCGATATTTGGTCGACGGCTTTGCCCTCGAACTGCTTGCGGAAGCGCCGGAAGTGCACCGCGTACAGGCTGAGCGTGCCCTTGGCCAGCTCACGCGGAGGTAGTACGTCGCGCTCGTAGGTGTCGAGAAAGCCGGAGAATGAATCGGAAGCTGTATTCAGCACAGCGCCCACCAAGTCGGCGCCGCGCATGAACTCCAGGTTCAACTGTTTCGCCGCGTCAATTGCTTTGATGCGGTCGGTCCCGAACTGAAACCACTTGCCGTCGGTTGGCCGGCGATAGCGATAGGTCGAGCGCCGCGCATCGAAGTACAGGTTCTGCGGAAGGCTTTTGTTCGCAGTATTGCGCGGCCGTGGTGCCATCATGCAGCTCCTTTCAATACCATCGCCACCAGGTCGTTGCCGGCCGAGCGGTTGAATGCGGTCCAGTCAACGTACCAGAGTTTCCCGATCTGCTCGCCGGGCACCACGCCATTCCGGATGTGGTTGCGGATCGCCTGGGGGCATTGCGGTGTTCCGTTTTCGCCCCAGCGCCGGCGCTGGAACTCACTAATCTTGATCAGCTCTCGTTTCATTGGGTGCTCCATGCCGCGCGTGGCGGAAGAAGGTGGTTATTGGGTTAGGCTGCTTTGCGCCGCTGGCAAATTTCGTTCTGAAGTCGGTATGTCTTGAAACGGCGGCCGTCTCCCACCCTGCTCTCGGGGGCCAGGTAGGTCAGGTCCTCTTCCAGTTGGCCGAAGTAATAAAGGTGTTCGCCGTCGCTTCCCCACTCAGGCTGTGCGATCGCCCATTCGCGAGCGGTAAGGCATGGCATGCAGGTTTTGAACGAGCTCATATCGCCATCCCAGCTTCCTGAGATCAGTTGGTACTTCTGGCCGGGGTCGATGTGCCCATGGCATTCCCCACAGGTATGTGTCTTGCGGGCCGTGGGCGTGGTTTCGGTTTGAAAATCGGACATGACGAATCCTCGCCCGCCGTTCATCGGCAGGCCGGTAGGTGGATTGTGGAAATCAGATGAGGGGCGTCAGGCGAGCTGAGCAGGTGAGCTACGGTTTATTGGTTCACCTCGCCAGTTGCGTTATACAGCTCCCTTCCTGAGGTGGCTGGCGGGGTGAGCCGGAGGAGTAGTTCATGAAATGCTTGATCTGTGGAGAACCGGCTGCGGAGATCGATTCGGACGGGGACTGTGAGGAAAGATCGTGTGCGGAATGTGGACACTATCGAATCACTAAAACGGCGCTTGTGCTGATGAAAGCCCGCGACTTGCGCTTCGACGTAGAGCTGACTCGGAAGTGGCTTGCGCAACAACAAGGCTCCGGAGTGATCCCAAAAATCGACCATACCCTGGCAGCCCGTCTGATTGACGTTTAACTACGGAAAAGGAGAGGGCGATGACGTGCGCTGTTTGTGGGGCGGAAACAAGGCCAGCACTTCCACTAGGGATTGCTTTGAGATATTCATGCCCAGATTGCGGTGTCTACCGGATTTCAACGACTCTTGATGCTGTCATTGGAGAGAAGGTTTTTGATGTCGAGCGCTCCCGCCTTGTGTTGAATTATCGCCGGCGGCAAACCACTGAAGAACCATTGCTTAACTTCGAAGATCAGGATTTGCTCATTGATCTGGACTGAATTGAATTGCTGGCCGCCCTGCCGTTCACCGGCAGGCTGGTAGATGGAAAAGGTTTACAGTTGAAGTGCGAGAAGGTCGGCAACCACTTCGCCGGTGTCGTGGAAGTACCAGTCGCTGTCGGTCAGGTTGTTGATCAAGAAGGCGGCAAACTTGTCAGCCGGCATGCGCCTCATGATCCGCTCGAACTTTGGAGCCGGTCCTTTCCAACTTGGCTCAGTGCCGACGAGGCGGGCGGCTGCCAGGTTGTGGTGGCCATCCAAGAGATGCGGTAGGGCTTACCGCGAATCTCCATAGCCAAGGTCCTGACCACGAAAACCTTGAACGTTGCAGCCTTCCTGACAATGACATCGCAGTTCAGGTATCGCTGACTGCTGATCAGCGGGGGCTGGATCATCACCGCCGCCCCCTGTAGCAGTACACGTAGGCGAACCAGGCGAGGGCGATCATGGCGTCACCTGCTGAGATGCCTCGCGGAAACGGGACGGTGCCCAGTCGCAAGCCTCATCTTCTGGAATGTGACCGAACATCATCGTGCAGCGCCGGGCATACACGCAGTCACCGCAGGTCTTGCCTTCCGGAAGGTTCATACGGTCTTCGTCTGTTTCTGACCGCCGCAGCGGTTCACGTTGCTGGCTCATGGCGACACCTTTGCCGCTATAGCGGCTGACTTTGAATGGAGGGGGTGTTGTGGTAGGCGTAACTACGGTCGAATGGGTATGAACTAACTTCCTCACGCCACACTCAACCGCTCGAGCGACAACTGTTACTCGATGGCGGTGTGCTCCGCCCAGGACATAGACATGGCATCTATCGACGACTTCAGGATGAAATCTCATGAGCTCCTATTGGAGCTAGACGCCGCTACCATGGGAATGATGATGCTGGTGTCATCCAAATGTGTTTCGGGTCCCGAATGGGATGTTGCAAGCAAAAGGCAACACGACGCCTATGAATGTTGGGATGCTTTTATGAATGCCCCACTCGTAATCGTGGCCGCTGATTCCCCGCCTGCGCTCTGAGCTTTTCATTCGGCGTACTGCCGCTATAGCGGCTGACTTTGAAGGGGGGGGAGGGAGTTACTGAAAAATGGGTGGAGTACAGATGTACTCCTGTCAGGAGTGGCTGACTTTATCGCTTTCTTCTGCTGGCGAGCCCGGTGCCGTTCGTACGGGCCATCAGGAAGATCAGCGATTGCGTTGGCTGCCTTGATGAGCAGGTTGCCCTGTTGTTCAAGCGCCTTCGGTACGAAGTGTTTGAAGCGGGAGCCAGCCGGATAATAGGTGTCGTACGCCAAGCGACTACACAAGGTCGATGCCTCATCGAGCCCTTTGTTTCGACCGTACCCGATCAGGCTTTCGCGCTCCTGAGTCAACTCATCAATCCGCTGATCCGCTGCGTTCAGGCGCTGTTGCAGCTCATCGGTGCGACGCCAGTCGTTGAAGTTAGGCACCGGCTTACCGGCCATGCGGTGTTCAAGCATGGCCCAAACCAGGTGGTACTCGGGCCAGTCGCTTTCGACAACCACATACTCGCGCGGCGATCGGCCAATTGCGGTCAGGGCATGCCCGAGCATTTCCCGCTCTTTGGGATGCCGCTTTGCCAGATCGCTGCGTTTGATAACGATGTAGCGGTCTTCGCGCTGGAACGGCTCGGCCGGTTTGATTTCTGTGGGCATGGGGCGTCCTATGCCGGGGCATGCCCGGAGTGGTGGAGGGGGATGAGTAGCACTGCAAGAAGAATTGGTCTCTGTGGTCATGCTCTGGCTACCAATCAAACCGGAGCGAACCGCATGAAACGGCTGACCGAGTGGCTGAACCTGATTGCTGCAGTGATTCGCCTTATCAACGTGATCAGCCGTACGGGTTGGTTTTGATGCCGCAGCACACGCTTCCGTAAGTAATGGGCATGGGATACCTCGCATTATTATTTCATGCGATCATTTGATAAATTAAAGGAGGGCTGAAGTTATGGGCGGTTTGGCTAATAAAGCTTTTAGAGCAATCATGAGCTTCTGGTTTTTCTCTACGACGTTTATTTTAACAGCCTTTGTTTTCGCGATATTTATATACAGATTAAAGTTCAGTGGTGGCTTGTCTGCGAACTCTGGTGACTGGTCGAATTTTGGAGGATATATAGGCGGGATATTTGGTCCCTTGGTTTCGTTCGTAACACTGCTTGCAGTTTTGAAGACCGTTTACCTTCAGCGTGAACTCCTGGTTACACAGAGAGAAGAGTTTAGTTCGATGCAGGCTCTGCAAAGGGAAACATTTAATTCCCAGCAGGATCAGATAAAATGGGCCGCAGAAACCGCAAAGCAAGACCAACATTCAAGAGCTCTAGATCACCTGCTAAGCATGGTCGACAGACACTGCGTTCTTTATGAAAACATGGTTAGTAGAGCAACGCAGGGGGTGCAGGCGATGGCGAATTGGGCCTTCGAAGGCAGACCAATCAAGGAGGAACATATGGTAAGGCTTTCCGAGAAAAACAAACGGCATAAAATAACTTTGGAAAGCTTGGCGTGCTTATCAATTGATTTGTCTATGATGAAATTCAATTCAATAGATGAAATGCGAGAGTTTTATCGGTCAGAGATGCATAAAATATTAGAGGCTGAGTCGAACTCAAGTAAAAATGAAGCGGTGACGGAGAGTACTTAACAGATAATGGCAGGTCAGGCGCCTCCCTCCGTGACCGTATGCGACAATGGGTAACGGTTACGCCAGGCGAATGCTTCGAGCGATGCGTGGCGTTTTGGTGATGGCGCCTTTGTGATGCAGGCGCGCTACTCGTTCGCACATCGCGTTACCGTAAACACCGGCAGAGGCGGCCAGCTCGGCGATGGTGGGTGAGTAGCCGTTCTTTTCGATGAATGTACCGATCAAGCGCAGTGTCTCCGCTTCGATCGTGGTGATTGGTTTGCTATTCGCCATGTTGACCGGCCTCGCGCTTAGCGAAAGCTTTGAGCTGTCGCGACTGCTTTTCAGTGATTACGATTTCAGGTCGCGACATGTTGGCAAACTTGCCTGATTCATAGGCCGTTGCCTTGGAGAGGTTAATCAGCAGCGTCGACACCGTCTCTTGCCATTCCTCGAAGTCGTGGCGCTTGCCCAGCACATCAAGTGCATCAGCCAACGCCTTCGACACAATCAGCGTGCGCTTCTCGGCGCCGATCCGGTCGAGCAAGGCTTTCTCCTTGGCGCGCTTGTCCCTCTGAATATCCGCGTTGCTCTTGGCCATGGCCTGTCTCTTCAATTCCGTGGGCCGGTATATCCAGCCATGTCTGTCGTCGGCGCTGGCGCACCTGGTTGTTTAGGCGCTTCACGATGTGAACTTGAAGCCGTTCTCGCGGGCGATGAGCCGGGCGCGCTTGGCTTCCATCCCGCACTCTTTGGCGGCCTTGGCGAGTGGTGTGCCGGCCACGGCCAGTTCCTTCAGCCTGGGCGCGATCTTGTCCCGCTCGGCGCGCAACTTGTTGCTGTGCGTGGTGGTGAACATCGGCACTTCAGCGCTGACGCCGCTGGCGATTTCCTGCACCGTTTTGCCGGAGCCGAAGAAGTGCTCGAGCTTTTGATTGAGGTCCTCGATGATCGAGTCTCGCGGGTGGGGCATTGGCACACCGATCACTGCGCACCTCCGGGGAGGCGGTTGGCCTGATTCTCGAACTGGATCGCAATGTCCACCGCTGCTTGGTAAGTCCAGCGGAAGGCCTTTGTCTTGCCGGTGACCAGGTCCACGATGTGGTACGCCTTGCCGACAGTCTTCACTTGGAAGCGCACCTGCTTCTCGGGCATCGCCATGCCGGCGAGGCGGGCGAACTCTCCACGAGCTGCCTGGGTGCGAATCATCAGCACGCCGAGGACGTCCCGGCGCTGTTGGATCATTGGATGCATGGTGCATTCCTCGGTGTGGGTTGCGGTTATTCGTCAGCACTCGGGCCGCCTGCTGGTTGCCGTTGGGCGCAGGGGGGAGTGCTGACGGATAAATGCAGGCAAAAAGAAAGGCCCGTGGACGTTCGGGCCTTTCACAGATGCAGCGATCTTCGGGTTATGGTCTATTTCATGATGGTCATCCTCCTATCGCTCGCTCACTGGGCAGGCAGTGGCCACCTATTGAATGGGTAATGCAGGGGGCCGCATTGCGCGGTGCCGAATTCGTCCGCATCGGGGTGTGATCTGTGACTACTGCTGGCTTCTGTTTGCGGCTACCGGTGCCACACTGGCTATTTGTGCACTCAGCCATAGCGTTTTCATGCAAATCACACTCCGATGCGGCCTGGTGCTGGGGAGTACCAGGTGCTCGGGTGGGTTAACCGGATTAGAAGTGACCACCCACTTCCTCAACCATCACCGGTTTAGGGCAGTTATCGTCAGGCTGACGTGGCGCTGGTTGTTCACTCAGCCTGGAGCGCTTCGATTGCCTGTCGGTAATCGGCAGCGTTGGTACGGTTGTTCGCGGCGTCTTCGAACTGGCCTTCGCGCTCCTGGATCACTGCGTTGTTCTCGCAGTTGGAGGCGTGGATTTCGAGCTGGGATATTGCTGCTGCGTGCTTCATGGGTGATTACCTGTCGGTTGTCATCCCAAGCAGCCCTCCCGAGAAGGCTGCTCAGTGATGCTGTCCGTCCTATTGCCGCCGGAGGGGCGGGGCGCATTGCTTGCCGGGTCATTCACTCGGTAAAGGCGTTTCACCATCGAGCAACCGTCCAGGTTGTTCCTGTCGTTGGCAGGCTTTCGGGCCTGTCTGCTCGCCGGTCGCCGGTAGAGGCAATGCGGTCTGTTATTTGTTGCGCTGACTGTTAAAGAGCGGTGGGCTTCTTGTGCTTGTTCAGAAGCACAAGTCGGCTTGCATTAATAAAAGCATGCTTGTGATATTAATGCAAGCACGCTTGTGTATATTTTGATTACTGTATGTGTATACAGTATTCTAGGGGGGTGGTTATGCCTAAGCAGAAGGGAAGCCCGGGGCAGTCGATGCGGGCAGAAATGACGAGCATGGAAAGATTGGGCCTGAGGGTGTCGTCGATGATCAATCACCCGGTGGCGCAGGCGCAGCGCTGGGTAACGATTCATCGCCTGGATACGGACGGGGATCGGGAATGGGAAGAGGTACTTGGTGTGATCGCCGATACGGACGAACTTGAGTTGACATTAAATGATGACGGCAGCGTGACGGTGAGGTGGGAGCAGCAGGAGGTGGAGAAGGCGGGAAGGGGAGAAGCCGAATTCGAGCCAGAAGAAGAGCTGGCGCCTTTCTGATGGACAACAAAAAGCCCGCTCGATCGCGCGCTCGATCGCGGGCTTTTTGTGATACCTGGGGCGCCGACTACGGCCCCTATCGCACCATGCCCTCTAAGGCATCTCGCCGGTTGCTATCAAACTCAGAAACTGCTCAGCATCAATGATGAAGGCTCCGGCTTCCTGTGCTTTCGCAACCTTGGTAGGCCCGGCGTTATCGCCATAGCAGAGAAAAGTCAGCGACTTGCCAGGAGTACTCATAACTTTTAGCCCTGAGTCCATTGCCTTTCGCTCAAGCTCGGCTCGGTGCGCCGCCGCAAAGCCAGTGAAAAGAATTTGGTTTATCCCACCGGGCGGTGTCTTTGGCTGTGGATGGTGGGAAGCAGCGGACGACCCAGCAATGGCCGATGGGCGTGGTTTTGGCAATAGCATTGGAGCTGGTGGTGCGGCGTCATTCAGCAGTAGCTCCGCACCAAAGTGAACTTCAACTATGCGGTCTTTCCTGAATGTTTTGGGGAATGAGTCAGCAGCAGACCTCCCCTGAATGTAGAGCGAGTTCTCTGACCACTGGATCAGCTCGCGCTGACTCAAATCGCCCTTTGCATCCCTGTAACTGAACTTGATGGTTGCCACCAGAATCGCTCCCTTGTGATGATCGAGTGCCCAGATCCGTTTCGCCTTCTATTCAAGCTCCCCCCCGCAAAATCCTTCCTGCCTTCACCTCGTCCACATACTCCGTCAGCCGATCCTCGTCTGCATTAAATACGATGCACATCCTCAGCACGGCCTGAGCGTCCGACTCATTCCCTGCAAGGCTAAGTCGCTCCGCAACCCTCATCAGTTCTACGGCTGACCACTTGAGGTCGGAGGCGATGCCTTGTAGGTCGCGCTTAAGGTCTTGGTTTGGCTTGGTCAGGGACATAGCGTCATACCGGTTGTCCGTTCCAGACGTAAAGCACCCTGGCTAGGATATGTGTGTCATCCGCTCGGATGTCCTCGGGGTCGTGGTGCTTGTTGTCCGAGATCATCTTGAAGCGGTCCTTGCCTTTCTTCTGTAAGCGCTTCACGTACAGCATGTCGTCGTGGGAGAAGAGGTAGATACCGTCGCCTGTAAACTCCCGGACCGTAATGTCGACGAGCAGTGGGTCGCGATCCTTGATCGTCGGTGCCATCGACTGACCCCATCCGGTGATCATCTTGAGGTGGAAGTGCTCTTTGAACGTGACGCCTAGATCGCGTAGATGCTTGGGGCTGACCCTTATGTCCTGGAGCATTTCCGGGTATTCATGTGGGATCTGCCCGCAACCCATCGCTGCACGCACGTCGTAGTGCGCAATCCACACCTCGTCACCGACTTGGCCGGGGCGAGAGAAGTCGACTTTCACTACATTGGTCGACTTCGACTCCAGTGCCACCTCTTCTACCACCTCGACGATTCGCGCTCGTGCTTCTTCCGACAGTCCCCGGCCATGCTTCGCGAGCATCTGCTTGACCAGATCTGCAGATGACTTCTGACCGGTTTTTAGCTCATTGACGACCTTCCGGCTCGGCGGCTCACCCTTGCCAGATAGTAGCCAATCGACCGTCGTGTCATAGCCTTCAGCGATCGCGACTAGGTTTTCATTCTTGATGTTGCCGGTGTCGCCTGCAAACCACTGACGAACAGCTTCGTAGCTGACCCCGCAGGTGGTCGCTATATCCCTTTTGAATCCTCGCGGCCCGATCTCAGGCTTTCGCGCCAGGACAAGTTTCGCAATCCGATCAGTAATTTTCATGCAAGCAATCTACAAGTTAGCTTGGCAAGCATGCTTGCTTATTAAGTGCAAGCATGCTTGAATTTGGCGTAACAGCATTGGAGGTGCCTATGAAACGCCAAACAGCGATTGATTATTACGGCTCCATCCCCAAACTCGCACGCGCCCTCAATATCACCTATGAGGCTGTGCGGCAGTGGCGGGATGAAGTCCCCGAGTTGCGGCAGTACCAATTGGAAAAGCTCACCAACGGAGAACTGAAACCCGGCAATAAAAGCCAGTCTCAGTCGGCGGCTTGACCATGCCAACGAGTCCATTAAGCCAAGAGCAGACCGTAAGGGCCCGCAAGAACTACTCCGTTCTCATGCAGCACCTTGCATCAGTCGGCAATGCGCCTGTTGCGCTTGCAGTCGGTTGCGACGAGGCGACGATTAGCCGCATGAAGCCCGAGAAGTTTGAGCAGTTCTGCCAGATCCTGGCGGTGCTCGGGCTCAAGGTAGTGCCCATGGCCATGCAGTGCTTCGACAAGCGCGACATTGAAACCCTTTTGCATCAGGCAAAGCGGTACATGGAGCTGATCCAGAACGTTGATCAGTTGCAGGAGGAATAGCCGTGGATTGGTTAAGGCTTTGGCATGACATGCCCAACGATCCAAAGTGGCGGACAATTGCACGCATTTCCGGTCAGCCCATTTCACTGGTGCAGGCCATGTATTTGCACCTTCTTGTCGATGCGTCACGGAACGTCACGCGCGGTCACGTGACAGTCACGAAAGAGGATGTTGCATCAGCTTTGGATGTGACAGATGAACAGGTGGAATGCGTATTCATCGCCATGCAAGGGCGTGTCATGGACGGTGACAAGCTTACCGGTTGGGAAGGGCGACAGCCGAAGCGTGAAGACGTTGGAAATCCTGAAACCGGTGCAAAATCTGCGGCTCAGCGAAAAAAGGATCAGCGCGATCGGGAGAGGGCCGAGAAGCAAAATCGCGGTGATCACGACAAGTCACGCTGTGTCACGGAAAGTCACGACAGAGAAGATAAGAGTAGAGAAGAGAAGAAACAACAAGATCAAAAGCCATTGGCTTTGCCCACGGCGAAATCCGCCAAGTTCGATCCGCTGACTGCAAAACCCAGCAACGTCACCGAAAAGACTTGGGCTGACTGGTGCCAGCATCGCCGTGAAATCCACAAGCCGTTGACCGCAAAGAGTTGCGAACAGCAGGCCAGGGCGCTGGAGGGGCACGCCAGCCCGGACCAGGTGTTGGTCAACTCGATATCCAACGGTTGGACGGGAATCTTCCCGGACAAGACCACCAGCAACGTCCACCAGTTGCCCAACCGGCATACCGGTTTCTCTGATCGCGATTACACCGCCGGTTTGATCGAGCGGGAGGACGGTTCCTATGGGTTCTGACAAAGTTGTTTCGATGCCAAGCGCCACACCGGCCCGGCAGCAGACCACCGGCGTTTGCGAAGATCACGGGCAGTTCCCCCAGAAGGTGAATGTGATCTTTGGCAAGGAGTTCAAGACCGGTTGCCCCGAGTGCAGTCGAATCCGAATCGAGGAGGAATCTTCCCGTGCAGAGGCGCAGGAGGCCCAGGCGCTGCGCATGCGTATGGCCCAGAAGCTGGGCTCTGCGCTGATCCCCAAGCGATTCGCCGGCAAGACCTTCGACGGATACATCGCAAAAACCCCGGAGCAGCGGAAGGCCCTGAACACCTGCATGCGGTACGCCGCTGAGTTCAAGCAAATCGCCGCGGCTGGTCGTTGCCTCTTGCTGCTGGGTAAGCCTGGCACCGGAAAGACTCACCTGTCCGTCGCCATCGCTAACGAAATCATGGCGAAGTCCAGCGCATCCGCCGTGTACCGCACGATTGGCTCTGTGCTGCAGGCCATTCGCGCCACCTACGACCGGACCAGCGAGCAGAGCGAAAGCCAGATTCTGTCGAGCCTGATCAGTCCATCCCTGCTGGTACTGGATGAAATAGGCGTGAGCAAGGAGAAACCCAGCGATTTCGAGCTGACCACCCTGTTCGCGATCATCAACGGCCGGTACGAAGAGCAGCGCCCCACGGTGATCGTCTCCAACCTCGACGCAACGGCACTGCCCCATGCCATGGGTGAGCGTTGCGCTGATCGTCTGCGTGAGGGCGGTGTGATCGTGATCCCTTTCGAATGGGAATCGCAACGTGGAAAGGAAGGATTCTGATGGCCAAGATCAGTTTGAGTCCATATAGCCCGAAGCCCTCCCGCGCCAAGCGATCGGGAGCTGCCCGTCATGACTGATCGCCGCCTGGCTTTTCCTGAGATCGAGACCTACCGCTGGGCAGTGTTCTGCTGCTCGTTCAAGGTCGACTTGAGCTCACCTCCGGACCACGCGCTTGCGCTGTTTGCCGACGCGGCTATGGCCAGGCGCTACGGCGCCTGGATGTGGCCCAACACTTTCGAGGTCGTTGATCTCCGAGCCCCCAAGGAGGTCACTTCGTGAACACCCAAATAAAAACCCTGACGGTGAAATTGTCGGATGCCGAGATCGCGCGCAACGCCAAGCTTGAGCATGTTCGTGACCTGCGGGATGCAAGCCATCCAGCGCTTCACTTTCGGTACTTGAAGAACCGAACGCGCGGCTCCTGGTACTTGCTCCACAAGCGCCAATGGCACCTGATCGGGCATTTTCCCGACCTCAGCAGCAAACAGGTGGTCGCGGCGCTCCCAGCGGTACGGCTGCGTGTGGCGGCTGACGGCGCTGCGAGCGTTTCGGGCTGGGTGGCCGTGGGCGAGCTGCTGGACTGGTTTGGCGATCGCATGGCTAAATCGCGAGCGCTCTCGGACAAGCGTCGGGCGGCTATCAAGTCTGCAATCAGCTGCCAGCTCAAGCCGCGCCTGGACGATTTGCTGCTGAGCGAACTCAACGCCCAAACCCTGGACAGGCAGCTAATGTGGCCGGCGCAGGAAGAGCTGTCGCTGTCCTACGTTCAGCAATTGTTCCGCCTCGTCGCCATGGGTTTCCGCCAGGCGCGCAAGCTCGACCTGATCCCCTTCAACCCGATGGCCGAGCTCAAGTTCAGTAACTTCACCACGGCCCGCATTCTGCCCAAGCCTGCGCGCCTTCGCGACGTGCAGTTACCCGAACTGGTGGCACTGCTGGCTGAGCGCTTCGACAGCGAGCCGGGTGACGCCATGCTGGCCTTGATGATGCTTTGCCACGGCACCCGGATTGGCGAAACCCGCCAAGCACGGTGGGCTGACATTGCACTGCCGGAGCGCGAGTGGTTCCTGCCTGCCGAACACACCAAGACCAAGACCGTGCTTCGGGTGCCTTTGACCGACCAAGTTGTCGGGCTGCTGTGCCGGTACCGTGATCGCCAGGCTGCCCAGGGCTACGACGGGGCCTTTCTGTTCCCTTCGCGCCGTGGCAAGCCGCTGAGCGACAACCAAGCCAGCGCTGTATTCACCCGGCTAGGACAGGGCGCCTGGACCAGTCACGACCTGCGCAAGGTGGCCCGAACTGCCTGGACTGACCTTGGCGTCGACGGCCACATCGGCGAGATGCTGCTCAACCACTCGCTCGGCAAGATCGCCTCGACGTACATCAACACTCAGGCCAAAGAGCAGCGCCGCTTGGCGTTGGTGAAGTGGCACGACTGGTTAGATGCGCGCGGCTTCAAGGCGATTCACGCGCAGACAGGCGTTAGATATGAAGATTCGCAAAACCTCGTAGACGCCTTGAACGGCGGGGCCTGCGAGCCAGAACCACAATTTGTTAAGGGCGAGGTTTTAAAACGTGCAGAAACGACAGGGGCCTGGCTTTAAGCGGGAGCGGATCGAGCTTGAACCCTGCTCGATCTGCAAGGGTAAGGCGATAGTTGCGGGGGTGTTTTATGAGCTGGTTTGCACGGATTGCAACGGCTCAGGTTGGGTTGTTAAGGGGACCAAGTTGGTGCTTTCTGTCGATGAGTTGGTCACCCAATTGAGTTTCAAATTGCAGCAGGTACAGCGCGAAGTCTTGGCGTTAAAGACTGCTCCAACACCGATAGGGCCACAGAGCCAATACGAGCAACCAAACCGTCTGGGAGCAGGCGGAACAAATTACACAGGGGATTGAGAGCATGAAAAAACGCACCTATACCAACAAGCCTCTGGGTGATACGGAATACCTGCTTGAGCAATGGGGCTGGTGGCGGATGGACGGGATGGGCGTGCCCCGGTATGTGTCACCCCTCTATGCGCTGATCCGCGACAACAACGTCACCGAGGGCGGCATCAAGAATTACTGTGTCACTGATGACGTGGCCCTGGTGGTGGATCGCGCTGTCGCTAAGCTCGCCAACCGGGACGCACAGATGGGTAATTTCATCTGGTTGTACTTCGGCGCCAAGTGGCCAGCGTTGCGCATTGCCAGGGATAACGACATGGGAGAGGCCAAGGCGCGCGAGTTAATCAAGGCGGGTGTGGCATGGGTTGACTGCGCTATCGAAGCGTTTCGCGAGGCTGCGTAAAAATATGTTTCCACGCGGATAAACACCTGTTTTCATGGCACCGTGTTCAGCTTTTCAAGCACGACACCACATAGAAAGCCCGGCCTGATCGCTGGGCTTTTTGCTGCATGTGACTTGAGTCGCTTGTCCGAGCCGGCATTCACCCGCAGAATGCAGTCCCGCTATGCACATGGCCGGGCACGGACGCGATTTTGCTAGGACTGCAAAGCAGCGCGGGACTAACCCAGCTTTCAAGGCTGGGTTTTTTTACAGTTTCATAAAGCCTCGGCGTTTGCCGGGGCTTTTTTGTTTTCGGCTCCACCACGTCCGTAGCGATAAGCCGGGGGTGTTGATGGGGCCGAACCTTCTGCTTCCACTGCTGGGGACGCAACCAAGACGGCAATTAGAGGTGATATATGGCTTTAGATCGTTTTTCGTTGTATTCGCCTGGGCTCAGTAGCCCTATAAGTGCTGTTTTTGCGGTTACCCCTAATGATGCGAACGACCTTCAAGAAATCACCCGAGCGCTTTACATCGGTGGTGCTGGCAATGTCCGCTTGGTTGCCAGAGACGGAGGCACAGTGACCTATGCCAACGTCCCTGCGGGTTCGCGCCTTCCCATCCGGGCATCGCGTGTGCTGGCGACTGGTACCACGGCAACGAGCATTATTGGTGAGGTGTGATGATCGACGTTGGAGTTGATGTCTGGTCAGGTGCGAATTGCAACAATTCTGTTGTTCCTGAAGATTGGCATAAAGCTGTTAACCAGATTGCAGTCTCAACCACGACTGGTGGTTATTCTCTAGGTAATAAAATCACAGTCACAAAACCTATCCGTATAAGGGCGCTTTCCTTATTTGACTCCGGACAGAATGGTATCGAGTCTAGCGTGACGGTATCGCTGGGCACTTATGAAGCGGTCTTCTCAAGCCTTGCGAGTGTGTCCATTCCTACTGGTACCGTCGCACCGCTTGTTGGTGGTCACCGCTTCGTGAGCTTGAGCGCACCGGTGGATTTGGGTCCCGGTTTTTATTACCTATGGGTTAGCGCTGCAACTAACGCTTTCACCCGCACACCGCCAGCATTTGACACGTCGGGTGCATTTACCTTCACCGATTCTCGTTATAACGCGTCGGGATTTCCGCTGACAGCTGAAAGCCAAGTCACCTACGTACCCTGTGGGTTTGATTACACGCTGCGTTAGATCTTTCGAGTTCAATTTTCAATTTTAGCCTCGCCTTTGTGCGGGGCTTTTTCCGTTTTCGGCTCCTCCACACCCATCGCTCCGAGCTGGGAGTGCTGCAGGGGTCGAACTTTTTCACTCCCCTGAAAAGGGTGGAATCCGAGATGCCGAACATGCCCCCAGAAAAAGACCCGGCTTTTTGGGTCATCGTTGTTGCAGCTCTCAAAGACCACGGTTTTGCCGGCCTGTTGGCCTTCGGTCTGAGCTACATGCGGATCCTCTACGACGACAAAGAGCCGCGATGGGATCGCCAGTTGTTGGAGGCCGCTTTGGGCGGCGTTCTGACGTTTCTGGTCGGTATTGGTGTTGAGAAAGCCGGCCTGGGCGGCGGTTGGTCATATGGCTTTGCCGGTGTGATCGGCGTCCTCGGTGTTGAGCAGGTTCGACAGTTCGGCCGTCGTTGGGCTGAGCGCAAAACGGAAACGCTGTGAAGTGCCGGCCGCTGGTGAGGTTGTTTTTGGTCCTGCTGGCTTACGCCTTCACGGGGCATATGGATTGTCGAGTGTCGGAAGCCTGCCAGGTTCCGCCCGTTACGCATAACCGGCTCAATCATTCGAAGGTGTCCGTATGTTCAAGATCGATTTAGGGTTTGATTCTGCCCCGGTCACTGCGGGCATGCTGGAGCTGGAGAAAAAACACCTTCCTTTCGTGGCGGCCCTGACCGCGACTCGCCTGGCCCAGCGCGTCAAAAAAGGCACCATTACGGTGATGCAAAAGCGCCTGGATCGGCCAACCCCGACCACGCTAAGTAGCTTGTTCGTGAAGATGGCCACCAAGAAGCGCGCCGCTGAGGTCTATTTCAAAGACTCATGGGCGTCTGGGGTGCCTGCCGACACTTACCTACAGCAGGCGGTTGGCGGTGGGGTGCGGCCCCATAAGCGTTTCGAAAAGTCGCTTATTGCGCGCGACATCATGCGCAGTAGCCAATATGCCGTGCCTACCACGGCTTTCATGAATCAGTACGGCAACGTGTCACGCGGCACGATGCTGAAGATCCTGTCGGGCCTGGGTGCTGCTGAGTCTGCGCGAGGCTATCAGGCTAATGCCACTGGCAGCGCCCGAAGCCGGAGCAAGGGCAATGCCCATCGCTTCTTTTCTGGCGAGGTCGACGGTACGCAAGGTGTGTGGGAGCGCAAGTCTATGGGCATAGGCGATGCAGTGCGGTCGGTGTTCGTCTTCGCTGACTCAGCCCCGCGATATCGCACCATTTTCCCGTTCTTCAAGATCGGGCAGAACATCGTCAACGCGAACTATCAGGCTGACGCAGCGGCCGCCTGGGCTGAAGCGATGGCTTCGGCTCGCTGATCAGTACTCATCCTCATCATCGGATGCCAGCCGCTCCAGATGGTCCAATTGGCTGCGAATAACACTTGGCAGTCCATAGCTCATCTCTGTCATCAACGACTCATGGCCGCCGGGATATTTGAGGTGTTGGCGCTCGCTGTAATAAATCCCAGCCAACTGCGAAATGCGGCCAGCCTTCTCTGTGATGTAGGAGTGATGACCTTTTAGGTCAATGCAGATAGGCCGGACCTGGGAGAGTGCTGAACTATTTGAACCAGGCTGATTATATCGGCTTAAAACTCCATCGAGTTTTTCCAGCGCTGCACGAATCTTTTGGGAGGTTTCCTTGGCCATTGATTGTCACCTAGCTCCGAATGCTGCGCGTGTCTCGCTGATATGGGTCAGTGCTATGCGCGGAGACGGCACTCCATCAAACCCCGAGCGATTGATCAACCTTTACTTCAATGATGACGGTGAGCTCCTGGCTTGCTACGACCCATTGAACGGGCCGCCCGATGGTTTCAATCCCCGCGACTTGGGTGCGCAGGGGTGACTTGCGAATTGTCGAAAACTTCTCGTTTTCGTGCGGTTTTCGCTTGACAGACGGTCCCCGGCAGATTCCTGAAAGGTACTCCCGGACCCCCACCCCCTAAGGGGGTAATTCGGGCCCCGCCCATTCGCTACGTATGACCCTTTTCTAGAGGTTGGTTGTTGTTATGTCTTCGAAGATCACCACGATCACGCGGCAGCCGGGCTGGCTGAACAAGAAGAACATCGCCGACAGCCTTGGCATTTCGGTGCAGGCCTTTGATAAATGGGACGTCGCGGCAGTCGCGAAGATAGGCCGCGAGTCGTTTTATGACGTCCGGTCGGTGCTGGATAACCGCCTGCAACACCAGACCGGGAAGCAACAACCGGGCACCGAGGAAGTTGATCCGCTCATTGGTTACAAGATCGATTGCGAGCGGTTGAGGTTGACCCGCGAGCAGGCCGACGCCCAGGCACGGAAAAATAAGGTCGGGGATAAGGAATTGGTTCCGGTGGGATTCATGGTTTTTGCCTTGGCCAGCCTGTCCGCACAGTTGGCCTCAACTCTTAACACCGTTCATAAAAACGTGAAGCGCAAACACCCCGATATCAACGTGCGCCACTTGGAGGCCGTCGAAACGGAGATTGCCATTACGCGTAACGCGGCTGCCGGGTTGGCTGATCGCATACCGGAGCTTTTGGATGAGTACCTCGCCACCCTGGATCAAGAGTCTGGTTGAGGCGGTCCGGCGCGGGTTAAAGAACCTTGAAGTTGATCCGCCCATGACCGCTGTGGAGTGGGCCGACGAATATTTCTACATGTCGTCGGAATCGTCCTACGGCGAAGGCAAATGGACAACTGAGTTTTTCCAAGTGGCGTTACTGAACGCCATGGGCAACGACCAGATACATGAGCTGAACCTGCCGAAGTCGGCACGCATCGGTTATACCAAGATGCTGATGGCGAACATCGCCTACAAGCTCAAGCACAAGAAACGCAGTATTTGCATGTGGAGCCCGACGGACGACGACGCCAAGGGCATCATGAAGAAACACGTCGATCCGATGATTCGTGACGTGCCGGTGATCAAGGCTATGGCGCCTTGGTTTGGGAAGAAGCACAAGGACAGCACCGAGGATCAAAAGACCTTCGAAAACCGCAAGGTGCTGTGGTGGTTGGGCGGCAAAGCAGCAGGCAATTACCGGGAGAAAAGCCCGGACGAAGTTGGCTACGATGAGCTATCGAGCTTCGATGCAGACATTAACAACGAGGGCTCGCCGACATTCCCGGGGGGATAAGCGCCTAGAGGGCGCGACCTTTCCTAAGTCCATCCGCGGCTCGACGCCAAAGCTGGCCGGTAGCTGCCAGATTACTCGGGCAGCCGAGGAATCGGCCTACCTGTTGCGGTTCCATATCCGCTGTCCGCATTGCCACACGGAGCAGACGCTGAAGTGGGGCGGTAAGGATGATCCGTTTGGGCTTAAGTGGTCCAAGGATGCGTTGGGCGAGGTCGACAAGGCATGGTATCTGTGCGAGTCCGGTAACGGCTGCACCTTCGAACATTACGAAATGGTCGAGGCGGGCCCTGCGGGTCGCTACATCTGCGAAAAGACTGGCGTGTGGACACGCGACAGCATGGCGTGGTTCGGCGCGGATGACGCGCCGATTCGCACGCCGCGGCGTCTGACTTTTCATATCTGGACCATTTACTCGACCTTCACCACGTGGGTGAAAATTGCCGACGAGCGTGTGAAGGCTGGTAAGGATCGGGGCAAGCTCAAGACTTTTGTAAACACCACGCTTGGCGAGCCCTGGGAAGAAGACCTAACCGAGAAAGTGGATTGGGAGCTGCTGCGGGAGCGGCGGGAGGTCTACGCGGCTCAGGTGCCCGCTCGTTGCGTCGCCCTGATGGGAGGGATCGACACCCAGGATAACCGCTATGAGCTTCGGGTATGGGGCTTTGGTGCAGGTGAGGAATCTTGGTTGATCTACCGTCGAGTGCTGACGGGCGATCCTGCCAGCGCCGAACTGCTGCGCCAAGTGGGGCTGGAGCTGCACAGGCAGTTTACTCGCGCCGACGGCACGAAAATGGGCGTGATGCGCTGGTGCTGGGACTCTGGTGGTCACCATTCGGAGACCGTCAAGGCTCAGAGCCGAAAGCATGGCCTGCATTGGGTTATTCCGATTTTCGGGGCTAGCACCTACGGCAAATCCATTGCCAGCTTCCCGCGCAAGAAAGAGAGGAAGTCCAAGACCTATCTAACCGAAGTCGGTACCGACAACGCCAAAGAGGTCATTTACAACCGACTCAAGCAGCAGCCTGACGGCAATCGTCCGGTGCCCGGCCTGATTCATTTTCCGGCCGACGATTCAATCTGTGATGACGACGAACTTAAGCAACTGACCAGTGAAACCAAGAAATGGATCTTGGCGAAGGGACGGCGTGTGCTGCGCTGGGACGCCAGTAAGAAGCGCAACGAGGCGCTCGACTGTTTTGTTTATGCGTTGGCGGCGTTGCGGATCAGTCAAGAAAAGTTCGGTTTGGATCTGGATCTGCTCGCAATGGAAGCCCAGTACGTGCCCGAGTCAGGTACGTGGGAGGTTCCCGACGCGGTTGAGCCCGTGTCTGAAACGGAAGAATCAGAGCCGCCGATTGAGTCGGCGCGGCCTGAGCCCCCATCAACTCAAGCCGACGCCCCTGGCGACTGGCATAACGTGGAAAGTAACGGATGGCTATAAACGCGCAGGAGATGCTGGATAAGTATCTGGAGGCAGAGGCCGCCATTCTGCTGGGTAAAACGACCATTTTTAATGGCCGCACTCACACCATGGCCGAACTGCCGCAAATCCAAGCAGGGCGACGCGAATGGGAGCGCCGGGTTAGCGCCCAGCGCGCCGCCGCGCAGGGCAGTCCGGGTTATGCCCTGGCTGAGTTTCGTTGAACTTCCTCGATCGCTGCATTGCAGCGGTTAGCCCGGGTGCGGGGTTGCGGCGCCTTGCGGCACGTAGCGGAATCCAAGCCTTTGAGGCTGCCGAGGTGACGCGCACACACAAGGCGAAGCGACAAACGCGAAGCGCTGACAGCTCATTGCAGCGTGACGCGGAATCGTTGCGCGGCCAGGCACGAAAGTTGGACGAAGACCATGACCTGGTGACGGGTATTTTCGACCGGTTGGAAGAGCGAGTAGTGGGTGGTGCCGGGATCGCGGTGGAGCCGCTGCCCCTGGATCACGCGGGCAATATTCACCTGGAGTTCGCGGCACAAATCAAAGACCTGTGGGCCGAGTGGTCCTTGCGGCCGGAAACGTCAGGGGAGTTGACCCGGGCACAAATGGAACGCCTGGTTTGCCGCACCTGGTTACGTGACGGCGAATCGTTAGCCCAGCAGCTGTTGGGCAAGGTGCCCAACTTCAAGCACCTACACAAAGTGCCTTTCACCCTGGAGTTACTGGAGCCGGATTACCTGCCCTGGAACTACAACGACGAATCGAAAGGGATTTACCAGGGCATCACGCGTGACGCCTGGCGTCGGGTCACCGGTTTCAACCTGCTGAAGCGTCATCCGGGCAGCGCCTTGGGCTTCAGCATGTCGGTGGATACCAAGTTCGTGCCGGCTGATCGGATGTTGCACATCGCGTACCGCAAGCGAATTGGGCAGAACAGGGGCCAGCCCCTGTTGCACGCCGTGTTGACGCGCTTGGCGGACATCAAGGACTACGAAGAAAGCGAGCGCGTTGCTGCCCGTATCAGCGCGGCCCTGGCGATGTTCATCAAGAAGGGCTCTACCGACGACTACGTGGTCGCGCCTACGACTGCCGGCAAGGACGGCCAGGCCACCGGTGCCCGAAGTATTCCGATTGCCCCGGGAATGGTGTTTGACGGGCTGCTGCCCGGCGAAGACGTGGGGATGATCGAAAGCAACCGGCCCAGCCAGTTTGTGGAGAGTTTCCGCAACGGTCAGTTGCGCGCGGTTGCGGCGGGTACGCGCATTGGCTACTCCACGGCGACGCGCAGTTACACAGGCACTTACTCGGCCCAGCGTCAGGAACTGGTGGAGTCACAACTGGGTTACGACCTGCTGCAACACGAATTCATCGACTACTGGTCGCGCAAGGTTTACCGGGCCTTTGTCGAAATGGCGTTGGTAAGCGGCGTCCTTGTGCCGCCTGGCGACGTAAACATTGATTCGGTGTACAGCGCGGTTTATCAGGGGCCGGTGATGCCATGGATTAACCCGGTGCATGAGGCGAACGCCTGGGATCAGCTGGTACAGAGCGGTTATGCCGATGAGGCCGAGGTGGCGCGAGCGCGTGGACGCAACCCGCAAGAGCTTAAGCGTTCGCGTCTGGCGGAAATCGAAAGCAACCGGGCGAAAGGGCTGGTGTTCAGCTCAGATGCCTATCACAAGTTCTACGGGAAAGTGACTCTCAATGCAGACCGATCAAACGAAAAAGAGAAAGCCTGAAGCCCCGCCGCTGATGATGCCCAGGGCGTCGGTTCAGTCGTCGGTTTCGTCCGTGATCACGGCGGCAAACCAGCCTGTGGAAAGTTGGTACTCAATGCGCGCGATGGCGCGCGGCAGTGTCGAGATTCTGCTGTATGACGAGATCGGCGGGTGGGGCATCACCGCCAAGCAGTTCGCCCAGGATCTGGCCGCCTGTGGTGACGTGTCACAAATCAATCTGCGCATTCACTCGCCCGGTGGCGATGTGTTTGCCGGCATGGCGATTTACAACACGCTCAAGGCCCACCCGGCCCGTTTAGATGTGTACATCGACGGTCTGGCGGCTTCAATGGCCAGCGTAATCGCGATGGCGGGCGACAAGGTGTACATGCCGACTAACGCCATGATGATGATCCACAAACCCTGGGGCGCTCAGGGCGGTGACGCGGACGATATGCGCCGCTATGCCGACCTGCTCGACAAGGTTGAAGGAACGTTGGTGCAGGCCTACGTCAGCAAGACCGGCAAGAGCGCGGAAGATGTTCACGCGCTGTTGAAGGATGAAACATGGATGGATGGCAGCGAGGCGGTGGCAGCCGGCTTCGCTGATCAGTTGATTGATCCGCTGGTAGCTGCCGCACAACTCAAATCGAAACGCATGCAGGAGTTTGAACACATGCCGCCAGAAGCTTTTCACAGCCTGATGAACCCGCGTAACCAAGTGCCTGCCCCGGCTCCAGCACCCGCGCCTGCACCGGCTCCGGCAAATTCCTTGTCGGCTGACCAAATTCGCGCCCAGGTAATTGCCGAGGAAGGCGTACGCCGTACCGGCATCACTGCTGCTTTCGGCAGCTTTGCGACTGCTCATCCTGAGCTTTTGCAGGCTTGCGTAGCTGACATGACTTGCACTGTTGAAAGTGCCCGGGCGCAGCTGTTGGCTAAGTTAGGTGAGCAGACCACGCCGTCCAATGTCCCGGGCCTGCACGGTCATATTTCCAACGGCAATCTGGTTGGCGACTCGGTGCGTGCGTCCCTGGAAGCGCGGATAGGTATCACCGCAATCGAGGCCAGCAACGGCCTGAACCACATGAGTATGCGCGAGCTGGCCCGGGCATCCCTAACCGAGCGCGGCATTCTGGTGGCCACGCTCAACCCGATGCAGATGGTTGGTCTTGCCTTCACTCACAGCTCCAGCGACTTCGGGCAGATTCTGCTGGATATCTCCGGTAAGTCGGTGCTGCAGGGCTGGGAGGAGGCGCCGGAAACGTTCCAGCTCTGGACCAAAAAAGGCCAGTTGAGCGACTTCAAAACGTCTTCGCGTGTCGGCTTGGGCGAGTTTCCGAGCTTGCGTGAAGTGCGCCCGGGCGCCGAGTACAAGCACATCACCCTGAGTGATCGCGGCGAGCCGATCACGCTGGCCACTTACGGCGAATTGTTTTCGATCACCCGTCAGGCAATTATCAACGACGACCTGTCTTTGTTGAGTGATGTGCCTTACAAAATGGGCCAGGCCGCTCGCGCGACCATCGGCGATTTGGTTTACGCGGTGCTGACCAGTCCGCCGAAGATGCGCGACGGTAAGTCGCTGTTTGATGCTTCTCGTAAAAACTGGGTTACCGGCCCCACGTCTGAGCTGTCGATCCCGAGTTTGATTGCTGGTAAAACCGCAATGGCTTCTCAGAAAACGCAGACAGAGGGTGGTAAGGCGCGCACGCTGAATATCCGTCCAGCTTACGTGCTGACGCCGGTAGCCCTGGAGGACAAGGCAAATCAGTTGATCAATTCGGCTTCGGTACCGGGCGCTGATGTAAATTCCGGAATCATCAACCCGATCCGTGGCTTTGCCCAAGTCATCGGTGAGCCTCGTCTTGACGATGCGTCTGCATCGACTTGGTATATGGCTGCCAAACAGGGAAGTGACACCATTGAAGTAGCTTACCTCAACGGTATTGATACCCCTTACGTCGAGCAGCAAAACGGGTTCAGCGTCGATGGTGTAGCCAGCAAGGTGCGAATCGATGCGGGTGTGGCGGCCTCTGACTACCGTGGTCTGTACGGCGCCGCTGGCAAGTAAGCAAACGAAGAACCAAAAAGCCCCGCTCAGTGCGGGGTTTGCTATTTCTGCGTCCAGGAGAATTGAACGATGTCTAAAAATTACCAAGGTGCCGGGCAGACCGTCACTTTTGTTTCGCCAACCGGCGGCACTACATCTGGTGTGCCTATTGCAATCAATAACCTAGTGGTTGTGCCTAAAGACACAACCGTTAAAGGCCAGCCTTGTGTTGGTTCTATCGGTGGGTCATGGCAACTGCCAGTAACCGGCGCACTAAAAATGGGAGCCAAAGTGAGTTTGAAAGACGGTGGACTAGTCGCTGATGGCACTGCCGACTCAGTGCCATTTGGCAAGCTGCTCAGTGACGCGTCAGGTGGATTCGCCGAAGCGCTGTTGATTCCCTAGTGGCCGGCTTTCGGGTCTTGGTTGATCGTATGGACGCCCTAGCGGTAGCGCGCCTGGGCGATCCGGCGACGCTTGCAGATGGGCGTGGAGTTTTCGGTGCTTTTGCCTCTCCATTTGTCGGCGCTGAGATCGGTGGCGGCAAGGGGGGAGTCGCGCGACTTGGCGGGGCAATCAATGCCGATGAGGTGTTAGAGCCCACCCTGACTGCGCGAGTGGTCGACGTTCAAGGCGTCAAAAAGGGTGACTTTCTTACCATTGAGCTGCCTCCCGCGATGGGTGGTGGCCGCTACAAGGTCGTGCGCCTGAAGCCTGACGGCTCAGGCATGGTTGACCTGGTGCTGAGCGTACCCAATGAGCGAACTGACGACATTACATGATGCGATCACTCGTATTATCAGCAAGCGTATGCCCCGGGTGCTGCACGTAGAGCAGTTCCCGGAGCTGGGCGCCCAGGTGAACACGCCGGCCCTGCTGTATGGCATTACCGACATGACCCTGGGTACTGATCGGGGAGAAGGGAAAACGGCGCTGATTGGCCGTTTTCAGTCCTGCATTCTGGTGGATGCAGAACGGCCTAAGGCTTCTCTACAGGCCGCTATCTTGGCGGCTCAGATGACGACCGTGCTTAAGGATCAGTTGTGGGACGTGGATTTTGTCACCGGTCCGCCGCAACAGGTCCACGCCCAGCCTGAATCTCCGACGCAGGAGCTTGAGCAATTCGTCATGTGGTCTGTGCAGTGGATTCAGCCGTTTGAAGTGGGTGAGTTCACGTGGCCATGGCCTGATGAGTCCCCAAGCGGCCTAGTGGCCCCTGCAGGGGAGTTCACCAGTGATACGGGCCCGGTTTATCCTGAGGACCCAGTATGAGCTACGCCAGTGCCGAACACGACCGGATTATTGCCGCCATGCTGATGCCCTGCGTGGTGGTCGGTGTGGATCTGGCGGCCCCGGCGGTGCGTGTCAGCAATGGCGAATGGACTAGCGCCTGGGTGCGCTGGCACAGCCTGGCAGCCGGTAAGGCGCGGCACTGGCGGGCGCCAAGCCTGGGCGAGCAGGGGGTTTTGTTTAACCCAAGCGGCCAGGCTGGCATGGGCACGTTTATTCCTGGGCTGTACGGCAATGCCGGTGGCCCGCCGGATAACCGCGATCATGTCGAAGTCTGGCGTTTTGATGATGGCGGTTCTCTGGTCTACGACTGGAAGGCCAAGTCCTACATGATCACGCTGCCGACTGGCCGGGTGGTCACCAAAGTTGGATCGACCGAATCTATCACCACCGACAACGATGTCACCGTGACCACCACCAATATCAAGTTGATTGCTGCGGTGGAAATCAAAGGCTCGTTACGCGTAACGGAAGGAGTCGAGGTCGCAGGTGCATTGCACGCGGTCGGAAGCATTACCAGCGATGCCGACATCATGGCGGCCGGCAACAGCGACAACCACCACAAGCATTAACCAAAAATCACCTAAAGCCCGCCGTGTGCGGGCTTTTTCATGCCCGGAGAAATAATGGCCAAGCCCATCGAGAAGCCCGCAACCGAAGTTCAAGCCCCGGCCGCGCAAGCATCGCTGACGTTCCGCGATCTGGTCTACACGTCCCGCACTCTGGTTGTGCCTGATACCGATCGTACCTACCCGGTGGCCAAGGGCCTTGTGGTGGTGCCGGAGTCCGACAAAGAGGCTGTGGCCTTCCTGAAGGCTCATAGCGAATACGCCGCCCAGGAGGGCTAAGCAAGATGATCGGAATGGATCGCCACACCGGGCAGCCCATATCCGGCATCGAGCATTTGCGACAGTCCATCGCTGACATTTTGAGTACGACCCTGGGCAGTCGTCGGCACCGGCCGGAGTACGGCAGCAAGCTGCGCGGGTTCGTTGACTTGCCAATCAATGCTGGTTGGAAAAGTGCGGTTCAGGCCGAAGCGGCCCGTGCCCTCGGCCGCAATGAACCGCGCCTGAAGCTTGAGCGAGTGACGGCGCTTTCGCTGTTGGATGGGAAAATAAACATGCTCGTTGCTGGCGAGTACCTGGGCGACAGCTTTGTCTTGGAGGTAAGCGTATGAGCATCGTGGACTTGTCGGCCCTGCCGGCGCCGGACGTGCTTGAGCCGCTGGACTTTGAAGAAGTCTACGACGAGGGGCTGTCAGCCTTCCGCGCCTATATGGGCGACAACTGGAGCGCCGCGCTTGAAAGCGATCCTGTTACCAAAGTGCTAGAGGTGGGGGCTTATAACAAGGTTGGTAACCGAGCCCGGGTTAACGATGCATGTAAGGCGCTGCTTTTGGCTCATGCCATCAAGGGCGACCTTGATCATCTGGGCGCAAACGTCGACCTTCCGCGCCTGGTGATTCAGCCCGAGGATCTACTGGCGGTTCCACCGGTAGCTGAAGTCCTTGAAGATGATGATTCGTACCGCGAGCGTATTCAGTTGGCCTATGAGGGGCTTACCACTGCGGGCCCGCGAAACAGCTACATCCTGCACGCGCGTAATGCGTCTGGCTTTGTGCGGGACGCCACGGCGGAAAGCCCGTCGCCTGCGCGCGTTACCGTAACGGTGCTGAGTACCGAGGGGGATGGAACGGCCACGCCGGCGCTGTTGGCCACGGTGGCCAAAGCCCTTAATGACGACGACGTGCGGCCGCTGGGTGACCGGGTGGCCGTCCAGGGCGCCGACATTCTGAATTACCGCATTGACGCGATCCTGCACATGAATAGCGCCGGGCCAGAAGGTGACGCCGCCTTGGCCGAGGCCTTGAGCCGTCTGTCGAAGTGGATCAACCCCCGTAAGCGCCTCGGTGTTGAGGTGGCACGGTCTGGTGTGGACGCCCAGGTGCATGTCGCTGGCGTTTCGCGTGTTGAGCTGCCCGGGTGGGTCGACCTGGCCCCGACTAAAGCCCAGGCCGCGTACTGCACGGGTTACAGCGTGAGGTTGGCGGATGAAAAGCCTACTTCCCAGCAATAGCACGCAGCTGGAGCGGGCCCTTGAGGCTGCGCTCTACGAAAAAACCATTGTTCCGTTGCGCACGCTCTACAACGCCGATACCTGTCCGGCCCATTTGCTGCTGCATCTGGCTTGGGCCTGGTCGGTCGACCGCTGGGATTACCGGTGGAGCGAGGCGACCAAGCGCGCCGCCATCAAGGCCTCGTATTACATCCACAAGCACAAAGGCACGATTGGCGCATTGCGCCGCGTGGTCGAGCCGCTGGGTTACCTGATCGAGGTTATGGAGTGGTGGCAGACAGTGCCCGAGGGCGTGCCGGGAACGTTCGCCCTGAAGGTCGGTGTTCTGGATACCGGCATTACAGAAGAAATGTACGAAGAGCTGACCCGGCTCATTGATGACGCCAAGCCTGTCAGTCGGCATATGACCGGCCTGGCGATCAGTCTGGAGACCACCGGTTACATTGGCATCGGCGCCTGTGTAAGCGAGGGTGAAGTGATCGACGTTTACCCACCAACCCCCCGCGATATCGAGGTGACCGGCACTTATGGCCTGGTCATGTGTATTGATGAAATTGACACCCTGGACGTGTATCCATGATTGATCAGAACAGTCAGTTTTTCGCCATCCTCACGGCAGTTGGGGAGGCCAAACAGGCAAACGCTACCGCCCTGGGCCAGCCCTGGACCTTTGCCCAAATGGGCGTGGGTGATGCCAACGGCACCGACCCTATCCCCAACCGAGCGCAAACGCGCCTGATCAACGAATGGCGCCGCGCGTCGGTCAATCAGGTGCGAACCGATCCGGCCAACCCGAACATCATCATTACCGAGCAGGTGATACCGGCTGACGTCGGCGGTAAGTGGATCCGGGAAATCGGCCTGTATGACGCCGATGGCGACCTGGTGGCGGTGGCCAACTGTGCGCCGAGCTTCAAGCCTTTGCTTGTGCAGGGGACCGGCAAGACCCAAATCATTCGGATGAACTTCATCGTCGCCAATACTGCGAGCATCGTCCTGAAGATTGACCCGGCGATTGTCCTCGCGACCCGTGAATACGTTGACACTCAGATTATTGAAGCCATGGCAAAAATGGACTTCAAGCATTCGGTGTTGGTGGCCACCACGGCCAACATCGCTTTGAGCGGTGTGCAGACCATCGACGGCGTTCTGTTGCCGGCCGATGCGCGCGTGCTGGTGAAAAATCAGACGGCCGCCAAGGAAAACGGCCTGTACGTGGTTTCTTCGACCGGCGTGTGGAAGCGCACCCAGGACGCCGACACTAGCGTCGAGGTAACGCCCGGGCTGTTTGTCAGTGTTGAAACTGGCACCGTCAACGGTGACAGCGTTTGGCAACTGGTGACGGATGCACCGATTGCCCTGGGCACTACCGCACTGGCCTTTGAGATGGCCGTGGGGCGCACTGGTGTCAGTGCTGGCTCTTATGCCAGCGTCACCGTTGATAGGTACGGTCGTGTGACTGGCGGCACCAACCCGACCACACTCGAAGGCCATGGCATCACCGACGCTTTTCCTGCTGATCGCATCATTATTTCGACTGATGCCCCAAAGGCGGATGAAGGGGTGGTAGGAACTATCTGGCTGCAGGTGGAAAAATGAATTTTCACACCAAGGGTGCGATGGGATTTAAGGCCGGGATCATGCCCAGCGCAAAGCTGGTCGATGGCTGGCGTGAGGGTGAAATACTGTGGGTAAAGACTGACACGGGTTGGAAAAGGGCCTGGCGCCGCCGCATCGTCTACACGAATCTTGTGGACCTGGCAGACACCAGCATTTTTGCCCTCATGGGGGCGCCGACAAAGGCCCGCGAGTACGTATTTATCAATAAAGCGGTGCTGCGGGGGGAGGCTGCTGCTGCACTGCGCACGGGTGTTTTTCCTGCTGGCTCGACACTGTCAGTGATTAACCAGGGGTATATCAAGGGCGCAGGTGGTGCAGGCGGAGCAGTTGGCGAGGGGCAGCCAGGCAGTCACGGCCTCTTGCTTGAGTTCCCAACCACCTTGGATAACTCGGCCGGATATATACAAGGCGGGGGCGGTGGTGGGGGCTTGGGGCAGCGCCGTAGTTTTAAATCGGACGGGGCCGTAAGAACCGGTAACGGCGGCGCCGGTGGTGCTGGCGAGGGGGTTCGCGCGGCGAAGCCTGGGGCTCCGGGGCAGGCGATATCGGATGACGGTTCCGGCGGTTCCGGCGGCGCCGGCGGTGCTGCTGGCGTCGCTGGTTTGGCGGGCAATGTGGGGTGGTCAAACAGTAACTACGGCACTGCCGGGCCGTGGGTTGGTGGTGCGGCAGGTGCCGCGATTATCACAGGGGGTAATGCCCTAACTTTTACAGAGGGTAATTCTTCTGCTCGTGTTAAGGGGGCTGTGTCTTGAGTAAATTTTCAATTATTTCAATCTCCCCGGAAATGGGGACGATGGTCATTAACTGGGGTTCTGTAACCCTGAATCACTTTATTCCCGCTGAGTTAGCTGAGGCTGATAGCCTTTCGGTTATGCAAATCGAGGAGCGAATCGAGGCGATGCGCCCTGTGGCGCCTGAGCCTGTGAAAGTGCCGGCCGCTTTGGCAGCAATGGTTCAGTCCGTAGCGCCCAACTCAAATGCACTTGAGCGCGCCTGGCGCGACGCCGAGTTGGCTTCGGTGATGTGGCTGCGTGAGCGGCACCGTGATCAGGTCGAAATGTCGGCCCAAGCAGCGCTTAGCGCCGAGCAGTTCGCGGCTCTGCTGGTTTACATGCAGGCCCTGCGCGATTGGCCCCAGTCGCCTGACTTCCCTAATAGCACGCATCGCCCCGTCGCGCCGGCCTGGATCGCCGACCAAACCGAATAAAGTCCCGCACTGACGGGGCGTTTTCTTTTCCGTTAGGCGTAACAAGAAAGACCTACGGCCTCGCTTACGCGGGGCTTTTTCGTTTCTGGAGATTGAGCCCTATGAGTTTCTTTCACGGCATCACTACCTCGTTGATCGACACCGGCGCGCGCACTATCTCGCTCCCGTCGTCCTCGATCATCGGTCTGTGTGACACCTTCACCCCGGGCGTACTCGGTGGCGGTAGTGCCAAGGCTGGCGAGCTGAGGCTGATCACGTCCGAGCGCGAAGCCATTGCCGCGTTCGGCACTGACTCGGCAATCACCCGGGCTTGCCAGGCTATCTATGTGCGGGCTAAGGCTGTAATAGTCGCCATTGGCGTCCCTAAGCTCGCTGACGCCGCCCTGCAAACGTCCGCCATCATCGGTGGCGTTCTCGCTGATGGGCAGCGCACGGGCCTTCAGGCGCTGCTGGACGGCAAGAGCCGACACAACGCCCAGCCTAAGTTGCTGATTGCCCCGGGGCACTCGGCCACCCAGGCGGTGGCCACCGCCATGGACGCCCTGGCCGGCAAGCTGCGTGCGATTGCCATTGTAGATGGCCCGAATACCACGGACGAGGCCGCCATGGCCTACGCGCTGAACTTCGGCAGTAAGCGGATCTATCTGGTGGATCCGGGCGTGCAGTTCTGGAGCACCGTAGACAGCGCGACCGTGGATGCCCCGGCCTCAGCCTGGGTAGCGGGCTTGTTTGCCTGGACCGATGCCGAGTACGGCTATTGGGCGTCGCCATCGAACAAAGAGTTTGTTGGCATCACCGGTACCACCCGGCCGGTGGAGTATTTGGACGGCGACGAGACGTGCCGTGCCAACCTGCTCAATAACGCGAAAATCACCACGATCATTCGCGATGGCGGTTACCGCCTGTGGGGCAACCGTACCTGCTCGGCCGATGCCAAGTGGTCGTTTGTTACCCGCGTGCGCACCTGCGACATCCTCATGGATGCGATCCAGGCGGGCCACAAGTGGGCCGTAGACCGGTCGATCACGAAAACCTATGTGTCCGACGTCACCGAGGGGCTTCAGGCCTTCATGCGTGACCAAAAGAACGCCGGTGCGGTGATCAACTTCGAAGTCTACGCGGACACCGAGCGCAACACGGCCAGCCAAATCGAGCAGGGCAAAATCTACTGGCGCATTCGCTTCACTGACGTGCCGCCGGCCGAGAACCCGAATTTCCTGATCGAGGTCACCAACGAGTGGCTGACCGAAGTACTTGAAGCAGCCTAAGGGGGCCGAACAATGATTCCTGAAATGTTGACCAACTGCGTCATGTTTGTTGATGGCGTGAGCTTTTCCGGTGACGTGCCGTCTATGACGCTGCCCAAGCTGTCGATCAAATCCGAAGAATACCGGGGCGGCGGTATGAGCGGCCCGGTTGACCTGCCCACCGGCTTGGAAAAGCTGGAGGCGGCATTCACCACCAACGGCGTGCGTAAAGAGGCGCTGAAGTTCTTCGGCCTGGCGGATCAGACCGCGTGCAACCTCGTTTTCCGTGGTTCGTTCAAGGGCCAGAAAGGCACCGTCAAGGCGGTGACCCTGACGCTTCGCGGCTCGCTCAAAGAAGTGGATATGGGCGACTGGAAGCCAGGCGACAAGGCCGAAATCAAGCACGCCGTGGCCGTCACCTACTACAAGCTCGAAATTGACGGTCGTGTGATGTACGAAATCGACTTTGCCAACATGGTGCAGGTGATCAACGGTGTTGATCAGCTGGCCGCTGAGCGTTCGGCCCTGGGCCTCTAAGGATTGATGACATGACTGACTCTCTTATTGCGCCGCTGCCTACCTGGCTGGCCCTGAGTGACGACGGCGTTACCGTAACGCTCAAGCACAAGGCCAACCTCAACGGGGTTGTGACTGACAAACTGATGATGCGCGCGCCCAGCGTAAAGGATGTTATGGCCGCCAAGATCGTTGGCAATGGTGACCATGAAAAAGTGGAGCTGAACTTGTTTTG